GTTCCTCATCCAGAGAGGTGTTTAGCTGCAAATCCCATTCGAGGCAGCCAAGATTGCTAGCCTCGAATTTAGCAAGAGCCGCTGCATCCTGTTCCTTCGTGTTTTCAAGATCTTTGAACTTCTTGAATAACGATGTAAGGATAGAAGCAGCCGCGCTCTCGCGGGGATTGGCCCAGGGGTCACTATGCTTAACAGGCACGGTGATCCCTAAGGCCTTAATATCACGACCTAGGCTCTTGATTACTATAGGCAACATGTCCATACAGTCTCCAATAAGTACATTGGCTAACGGTTACCCGTTAAGCAGGCGGCCTAGCTCCCACATCACCCCAAAGGTGACGAAGGAGAACAGCACACCTGCAAGAAAGCCAATAAGACCTCTTTGATAACGGTCCATATAAACTCAAAAATGCGGTTAAAGGATTCCATTAATCAAAGTGTCTCCCTGACCCGCAGACTGCTGCGACAGCGCACCCGAGAGGAGCGAAAGCGCCGCTCGGATATTTGCACTGTCATAACTGTCAGCACCAGCAGGGATGTTCATGGTAAGCTGGAAAGATGCAACTACGGGTGCCTGATTGGCAGCGTAGTTAACACCCTTCCAGACCTTGATCATATGCTGGTTCATCGGGACAGCAGGGTACTTACCCGTGATCGGGTTCGGGCTAGGAAGGACCTTAGGGTTCTTCGGTCGCACGAACAGGATCGTGAAGGGATCCGACACCGTGTGCGGACGGACGCCAGCCTGAGTACCGCCAAGGGCGGTAACAGAGTACTGTTTTCCATTCGTATCCGGGGCCGCATCAGTTGCAGCAGTGTAAGTCGGGCTAGTGAAGCCCGTCTGAGCACTGCCAGTAACCGGGGACGTAAGCGCAATAGTCATTAATGTCTCCGTTAGTGATTAAGCCGTAGTTTGATCAACGCCGCAAGGTTGACGTAGGCCGTCTTAGCTGCTGGTAGCTGCCATTGAGGCAAGTACAGCAGGGACGGATTGGCGTCTCTCGTGAACGTATCTCGGTATACGGCACTCTGACCGGGTGAATAGCTAGTCGTCACGGATAAGTTTAAGGACTCTTCTTTAGGATCTCCCGAAATAGCAAAATTGCTCGTAGCAACCCTAACTCTCGTTAGGCGCGACCGAGCATAATACTGAAGGGAGCTAGTTGGAAACGACATTGAAGAAATGAAGTCACCAACCCCTGTGAAATAGTCCACCGCGAACGACCAAGGCACGAGTTCCCAGACGGTAGGAAGAATGTTAGAAGGAGTAAGCCCAAACGCTGTAGGAAAGTCCCCCGGCTGCCCTAGATCATGTCTGATCTTCCCATAGACGTAACATTTAGTTGACGTCTTAGTGGTAATATCAAATGTGATAGAGCCAGCAGGAGACATCCCAAGCGCAAGGCGATTCCCTGTAACAGATTTTTCCGCTGTACCCCGCTTTCGGACGAGAAGGTTCGGTATACCAGCTGCCACTTTCGCGGCAGCGGTACCCGCATCCTTCGCATCGTTAATGAGAGGGGTCCAACCGAATGCGTACTCTAACCAGGTGTTGGCCACGATTTCGTTTTTCTTGCGTTTACTCACGTGTTTATTCCTTCTCAGGTCTCTCTTAACCTGAGTGAGGTACGTGCGCATGCGAGAGACGATAGCTTGGCCAGGCCTGCGTATAAGCCCGAGTGTTTCGTTGAGTTCACCAAAGGTAACACCCATTTGCATGGGTGAAAGTCGATTGTTGACCTCACGAACAAACGCTCGTACAGCGTCAGCACTTGCTTCAGGGATATGAGTCCCTGCAGTAGGTGCGACTAGCGAATTGTAGCACTTCGAATGCTCCGTGAATTCCTCGCGATAAACG